CTTTCTTCTAATTTAAGTTGGAGTTTAGCAATTTCAGATTTCTTTAAAGCTCCTTTTTCAGCCTTTAATTGAATTTTTACAAATTCTTCAGTATTACGTACTGCTTGATTAGTATCTTTAATTATACCTCTTTTTAAAATTGTAGAGATATCTTCAGCACCTTCTTCACCCCTTTTTAAACTTGCAACTAGCTTATCACCAATGGAAGAAACGGCATCCAATAAGAATGCTACTTCCTGATTTATTTCACCTAATTCTTTTTTTGCTTTACCGTCACCTAAGGCCATAAGGATATTTTGTTATAAATATTAAAATTTATTATTTTTATTTATAACTAGATTTTTTTTGGAATTTTGGGGGAGATATTTTACCAGATGAGTCTATTAATGTCTGTTGGTTTTTTCCCTTTTTAGAATTTTCAATAGATTTTTTTTCTGCTTCATAATGATCTTTTATTAATTTAAAAGTATATTTACGAAGCCATAAAGGCATATTATAAACAGTATTCCAATCGTATCCTCCTTTTCCGTAGAAGACTATTTGGTGAAGTTGATCAAAAACAGATTTTCTAAACTCAGAAGATGTTTTAGATGTCAGGCCAAAAAAAGTTAAGTCCAATGGGAATGTTAGTTGGTTCTCCCCCTCCATCGGGAAAAAAAGTCAGATCTATGTCTGGTTGTATTTGTGAAATATATTCTCTGAGCGCCCTAGCATCTCGTGCTAGGAGGAAATTATCTACAAAATTCCGAATATCTTTTTTTTCACTATTCCCATCAATAGATAAAATCATATATTTTAACCTTGTGGTTGCTTCTGGAGAGTTATTTTTTGATATTCTTTTTAATCCTTTAAGTTCATTTTGAATTTTTACTTCATCCCCATGAGTTAAAAGTTTAAATGTTAAATTATGATCTGTATTGGGTAGATCAAAATTAAATTCATTTAATCCTTTATTATAAAGAGATTCATCTAATACTTTATCTTCTAAAGTAGTTAAATCAATTGTTTCTTGTCTTCCATTATGAGTAAAAGTATAATCTTTACCATATCCTAAAATTCTGGAAGCAACTAATAAAGCATTTTTATCACCAATTAATAAATCACTATAATTAATTTTAGATATAATTAATGATTGTAATAATTTATCAATTACAGTACCATTTTGGATATAAGATTGATTAGTTAAAATATCTTCTTCCTTAGCAGTCATATATTTCATTTCGATTTTACCACTAGAAAGTGGGTTATCTTCAGAATATAATATTCCTTTTGAGGGTAAGTCTACTGTTTCAGTAGGCAATTTAAATTCGGTCATAATCTTTATTTAATAAAACACTTGTTCTATGATAAATATTAAGATAAAAAAAGCTTGGCACAAAGCCAAGCTATTTTAGAAAATATATTGAATATTTTTAGAAATTTAATATACAATAATCTGGTTGTACAGTCATTGTAATTTCTTGAGCAGCATTTTCAGTATCCCAATTGTAATCTCCAAATGAAGCATCTGTTATTAATGCACCTTTTACAATCCATTCAGATACTACATCACCTACAGGACCTAATACATTAAATGTTAAGTCTTTTTTATAGAAATCAGAGTAACCATCTCTACCAGTTACTGATTCATGATGTAATCTTACCCACTCCATTGTTGCTTGTGCTCCAGAAGGAGTAATTGGATCAAATAATGTGAATGAAATTGTATTCCAAGTTGTTTTACCTTTTACAAAACGTTGAACGTTAATGTGATTTAAGGCTACAGTCCCTTGAGTTAATGATACCGCTCCCATTCCTTTTACAGCATACGATGGAATACCATCAATGTATACTATAAACCTATTAGCTTGTTTTGGCTCAAAAGCTGTAAAAAATATTTCGTTTGGATCTAATATTGCCATTTTATGTTTTTATTTTATTATAAATATTCTAATTTTATATTTTTTATGCTGGGAATGTAGCTCCTGTTGGTAATACGTTAAAGTCTAACATTATGTATTCAGCAGTTCTAGTTGGTTGAATAAATATTTGACCTATTAATTCATTTCTATCAACTACATCTGGTGTATTGTTAGTATCGTCCATTACTACTTTAAAAGCATACAATCCTTGTCTTTGTTGAACTGATTCTAAATAAGGATTAACTTGACTTAAGAAATTATTTCTTGTTGATGCAGAATTTTGTTCAAATACTAAATTGTCTGCAATTTGAGAAATAAAACTTTTNAGTGAAATTAATAATCTTCTAACATTAATTCTATCTAAAGCACTAGCTCTTTTCTGTAGTGTTTTTTGNCCAAATACTACTACTCCTGATTGTGGGAAAGTAGCAATTGGATTAATGTTTGCTTCATATAAAGAATCTCTATTTCCAGCGGATAATTTTCTTTCAGCTCTTGTTACTTGACCTAATCCTCCTCTAGTAATACCAGCGGGTGCAAACCAAGGATCACTTGAAGCATCTGTAAATGCATATACTCCAGGAACCATTGTTGAAGCAGGTATCCAAACTTGTTCCCCAATATTTGGGTCAATAGTTTGTAACCAAGGCCAGTATGTAGCAGCATAACTAGAATCAAATCCAGATGCTTGTGTTATTGCTGTAGCAATTGTTGTGTTATATTTAACTAAATCAATAACAGAAATTGAATCTCCTCTAGCAATTGTATTATTTACTATACTAGTAATTTGTGTAGAATGTTCTGAATTTAATAATCCAGGAACTGCAATTACATTATATTTGTACTCATCAACATTTGACATTAATGAAATAGCATTAGTATAATCAGTTCCTTCTAATCCTTGTGAATCTGCACTAGAAATATTATTATAATAATTAGCAGCTCTTCCTGTTGGAATATTTAAACCTACTGCTCCGTTAAAAGAACCTGATCCTACTACTGGTAGAGATCCTGTAAATTCATTTTTAGCTGTTCCAGTATTATCAAAATATCTAGGAGTATTATAATTTACTTGTTTTACTCTTATAAATCTTGATGCATTAGCATAAGATCCACTTTCTTGGATATAATAATCGGAACCATCATTTACTAATGTATGGTCTACATCCCCAATTACTTTAGATATATAATTTGAAGAATAAGGATCTAATGATAAGTTATTGTATTGCTCTACTACTACTTTACTATTTGTAGTATCATCTCCTCTACGGACTAATAAACTAAATGTTCCTGAACTGGTATTTACACCTGCAATTTCCCATCTAATATTATCAGATGAACCTGTTGCTAAAGCACCACCACTTAATAAAGTAGTACCTGTATTCATAATTGCACCTTCTGAAATTGTTTCTAAAACAAAAGGAGATAAACCATTAGTAGGACCTCCTGACCCTGTAGCTATTGTTGAGCTTACTGCGGGTGAAAAAGAACCTGATGTTACTCTTGTTACTAATAGTGAATTTCCTCCATTTTGGAAATAATTACTAGCAGCAATTGAATTAAAGTATGAATAAAGACTAGATCCACTTTCTACAGATCCTCCAAAAACTGCTGTGTACTCACTAAATGAACCTATTATTGTAGGAATTTCAACAGGACCTTTTGTAGAAGGACCAATTAGGGCCGCACCTCTTTCAACAGGTTGGCCTTGTATAAAGGATTGATCATTTTCTCTCGCCAATACCCCTGGAGATAATAAAGTTTCTGCCATTTTTATATGATGTTTTTAATATTATTTTATTATAAATATTGAAAACCTTTTCAAAAAACTACTTTGAATCTACTTTTTGCGTTTCGTCTTTAGTAAATATTCCAGTAGCAAGGTCTATATTTCCAATACCGTATTTAGTTTGTAACTCTTTAGCAACTTCATTTGAATCTTTTTGCAATTTAGCTAATTCTTCTAAAAGTTGAGCATTTTGGCCTTCTAAAATTGCTTGTTGAACTTTTACTTGACCTAAAGAGAAAGTGATATTTCTGTTTTCACCATCTGCTTTTTTTAATTTTTCTAATTCTTCTTCTGATAACTTAATTGTACTCATTTTTTAATTTTTAAAGTTTAATTGTTTTTTTTATTATAGCCTAATATATGAAATTTATTTTACTACGCCACATTATTCTTATAAATATATGAAATTTTTTTATTTATTTATTTTTTAATATTCTGCAATAACGCTTGTTGAATTTCCTCTTATAGTTATATAAGCATCAGGCGAAGCACCACTACCCGCCCAAGTTAAAGTTAAGACATAATTTTGACCACTTGGATTAGTATTTAAATATGCTAATGTAATTCCTGTAACATTTCCTGAGTTTGAAACTTGAGTCATCCCTGCACTTCCAGACCCATAAGCAACAACTGAATGTCCTCTACCAGATGCTACATTTGACGTATCTTGTTTTATAATTACTGTAATATCTAAGGCGTGTGTGTGATCTACAAAAGCAATTGGGACAACTGTACCTGCTGCACTTAAACCTCGCTTAATAGCTAACGTTTGTTCGTGTGATGCTTGATTTGTGTTATTACTTGATATTTGAACTAATCCTGCAGAGGATATATTTAAAACATTTTGAGCAGTTTGATTATAATTTGCTGTAGTTTGTAATGTTTGGAAAACCATAGCACCATCTACAAGAGTTAATCTTCCTGCAGGTACACTTGCTGTAACCCCATTATTTGCACCATTTGTATTTAAATAAGTATTTTGACATAATTCAATAGAGTCATCAGCTTTATAAGCAGTTAAAAAACTTGATTGACCCATTTTTAAAGTTGTATAACCACCACCAGAAGCAGTATAGATATCAGAAGGTATTGTATTCGTTCCGATCCCGACGTTTTGACGAGGATCAATAAACATACTAAGAGCTAATGTTCCAAGTGATGTAGTACTACCAGGACCTGCATCAGTATAAAATTCTATTTGTCCCCCATGATTTGTTGCATCAGGAACTGCAAATCTTATTGTAGATCCATAACTAGTATCTGTGTCTGAATAACCAAATTGAAGTTGTCTATATTCTCCATTGCTCATTGCATTTCCAAGTCCAGATAAATAAATTCCATCAGTATTAGTTCCACTAGCTACATTTAATTTATAGTTTGGATTTGGTTCACCAATCCCGACATTAGGACCTTTTATAACTAAAGCATCAGTATATTGTCCCCCTGTTGAAGTAGAAGTTTTAAATGTTATTTTTGATTCAGCACCTGTATTTGCTGGATAAGCATTGGCACAAATTTCTATATTTCCATGTCCTGCACTATCTCCTTGTATTGTAGCATAAGTAAAAGCAGCACCACCAAAAGCCATCCCCTCGGTAACTTCTAAATCAAATTGTGTAGTTCCAGAATCTACATATCTTTTTGCACCACCTACTGTAACAACTCCCTGTTGACCTATAACCATTCTTGTTGTAGGAGTAGATGCACCATCAGCAGTAGTTGAAAACTCTAATCTACCTGGCATATCTCCTGCTCCTGGAGTTCCATCTACATCAGCAGAAATAGTTGCAAGTCTCTGATAAGCTGCACCATCATAACCATAATAACTTATTGCACCTACAGTTTCTTGTGCTTGTACTATTGTAGGACTTGCTCCTGTTCCACTAGATTTTCCTAATCCTAAAAACGAGTAATTCCCTGCTGTGCTGTTATGAGAAAATATTTGTGCTGATGCAAAGGTGTCGTTTTCTACATTTAAGTCTCCTGTTCCATAATTAGTATTGGAAGATGGGTTTTCAGTTCCTATACAAACTTCTTTACTATCTTTTATAAATACAAAACCACTATTATTATCATTCCCTAATTTAAGACCTGCTGATGTTCTTGCTTGTATTTGATTAACATACTGAGCACCATTAATTGTAACATCTCCTGCAAAAGTTGCTGCTCCACCTGCTGACATATCTAATTGTAAAGCATTAATAATTGAACCACCATCATTTCCTTGTATAAAAAAATCTGCATCTGAAACACTACTTTTTAATGCTAAACCACCTGCTAAATCTAAACGACCAATTTCTGTACCAGCATCTTTAAAAATAATATCTCCACCATCTGCATCTAAAATAACATCATCTGCACTATCTATAATTATATTTTCACCTGCAGAACCTTGTATTAATAAATTATCACTTCCATCATCTCCAATAAAATGACTATCGCCAAAAGTAATATTTCCTGCAAAAGTTGCGTTTGTGTTACTCTGAATAAGTAAAGCTTGCGTATGTCCACTTCCTGGAGTATTAGAATCAGTGTTTACAAAAAATCTATGGTTTTGTATTCCCACGAATGAAGCGTCAGCGCTACCATAATAAACGTCATTAGAATTATTTTGTTGGAAGGTTTCAATAATACTTACTTCATTTCCTTCGTAATTTAAAGTTGTAATCCCTGATTGCTTGTTTGTATTAGCAGTAGTATTATTTGCTATTCTTATTTGATTATACCCAGAACCTCTTATATCAACGTTACCTAAAAAAGTTGCTCTGCTTGTAGCTCCATCTAAAGCTAACATTGATGTAGTATTATACCTTAAATGTATTACTGCTCCCTCATTAGAAATAGACATTGGGTTAGTATCTCTAGTATCATTTAGTATTAAACCTAC